CGCACATTAGGCGTGAGATCTACGAATCCACCCGCCGAAATGCGAAATATGCGACAAGTATCCTCGGAATCACTTCCCTAGCCACAGCGGCTGCTGCTGTCCGTGTCATTCAGATGACCATGGGGTCAACGACCCCAGAAGGTAAGGCCGAAAAAGCTAAACCTGAAGGTAATCTGAAGCCCCAAAATAGAGGAGAAGTCGAGGCAAGAAATGCTGAAAAGAATGAATGGTTAGAACCTTCAAGATCAGAAATTCCCAAACCAGTAAGACTTGCCACTATGACACTTCCTCAAGTACTGAAGAGCCATGAACAGCGTGTAGTCTATTTTACGGCTACTAATAAGAAAGGTGTTGAGTACACTCGCGGTACTATTATCTTGGTCGAGGCCAATCGTGTGATGCTCCCGCATCACACCTACGAATTGATGCAAGCGAAAGACGAAGCTCCATGGTGTGTAACTATTTACCGTGGAAATGATACTCGTCAATCGTCAGTCACTTTCTTGACCAATCCAGCACCTCTCTACTGTTCAGATAAAGGAACTTTAAAAGACTTTTGCGTGTTCCAGACGTCTAAGGCTTTCCCTGTTGCTTCTATTTTGAAGTATTTACCAGAGAAGTCCATCCCAACTGATGTATGTACCATGACCACCATCAGGATGGGAGAAGATGAGCTTTTGTCTCGCCAGACGCAGACCGTCAAATGGTCCCCAGAATACGGAATGACCAATGGCGCGTCTACCGCCGGAACCCGCATCCAGCAAAGAGGAAGTAGGCACACTTTGCAGGTGCCCACTCAAGCTGGAGATTGTCTTGCCCCTTTGGTTTGCCATTCTAACCCCCACTACATCGTTGGCTTCCACATTGGAGCTCGCGAAGAGTTTATGAAGGCTAAGAAAGGCATCGCCTTTGAGCTCCTGCGTGGAGAATTAGAAGATGCTTTAAACCGAACCAAAGGAGTTTCTATCATGGCCCAACAGGAGAAACCTGAAGGAAGAGATTCTCTCGTCTATCAGCCCACTGCTCGAATGGAAGAGGTCTATTTGTATGATTGCAACGGTCGACTCGGATTCAATGTCCAGGATTATCATCCCAGGAGTAATGCCCGATTTGTAGCAAAAGACCCAAGTCTTCCCGTTCCCTCAGTGGATTTCTGTGGTGAGGACCCCTCATTGAGGCACAAAGTTTTTTCACAAGTGTCTCGGACCTTCTTAAGTCCGTTCTTGTCGGACCTTGGCAATCCTTGTAAGTGGGACAAACCGAATTTCCAAGCCAACCGCGATCACGCGGCGTACCTAGAGATTGGAATTCGTCCCATGAAGGATATCGATCCGTATCTGCTCTTGCGAGCACAACGAGACTATTTGTCTATTGTGCCTAATTTGATCAGACGGACCGCTTGGCCCAAGTGTTCACCCATCACTCTGATGGAGGCAATGAATGGTATTGAGGGATCTCGATTCATCCACAGTTTTACGGAAGACACATCCGGAGGATTTGGTTACAGAGGTACGAAACTTCGTCATATTACCGTCTCATATCGAGAACCTGACGGTAAGAAGATTTATACCCCTCTGGACTACGTTGAAAACAATGTCGAGCGAATTCTTGACACGCTTGCAGCGGGACAGATGTCTTGTCCCTTAGTCAAGACCGCTCTCAAGGATGAGCCTACTCTTATGCCAATGTTTAATAATGGCAAAGAGAAGCTCAGACGAGTTATCAGCGTTTATCCTATGGATTTTTTCCTAGCTGGAAAGATGCTCTTCAGCCCAGTACTAGAGTTCATTCAATCGTTTCCTCTAGAAATGGAGTTGTTACAGGGAATCAATGTAACAACTGATGAATGGGAGCAAGTTGCAGCCCACATCCTGGATTGGAAGCCGGACTCCATTATTGAAGGTGACTTCAGTAAGATGGACGTTAGGCTTTCTGGTCAGATCATTCGAGCTGCAGGCGCAGTACTGATCGAAATCGCCCGCATGCTTGGATATGATGACTTGTCCTTGATCCAAATGGAAGCGTATATCTGCGACCTGGCTTTATCGTCTTGGTCTTATGCAGGTCTACTTATGCTTCTAGATGGCTGGAACACTTCTGGAAACTTTCTCACGATCATTCTAAATGGTCTAGGGCTAGCTCTGCTTCACAGAACAGCCTATTTCTCCCACGAACTGGTCGCGAGACCGTTCTTCGAACCCGTCCCCTTCCGTGCGGTCATTCGCATGGGATTTGTCGGAGATGACTCTTTAGGCGCGTCTAGACGCTCCTGGTTCAATATGAAGTATTTAAAAGAGTATTTCGACGGCATCGGCATGAAGTACACCGATGGGCAGAAAAGTGAGATAGTTCCAACTTTCATCACCGCGATTGAAGCCTCGCTTTGTAAGCGAACTTTTAGATACGAACCCTTCGTGGGTGGTCGTGTTGCTCCAATCGCACTTGATTCAATTTACAAGTCTCTTCATTGTAAAATGGCCTCCGATACTGACGAGGTTACCATTGTGACTGGCAATGTCGATCAGGCTCTTCGTGAGCTGGCCAGACACAAAGAAGACGTGTTCTTGATGCACAAACACCTTATCCTAACTGCCTGCAGTAATGCTGGCGTGCTGCATATGATTAAATATGCTGATC